ACCAACACACCCCTATACTAGCCCCACGGTGGAGGGGTGACGTCCCCTGAGAATTGGAACCGTTGGCCCCCGCCCTCTCCGTAGTCCCCAACGGCGGCCGGGAAAAAGGCGAAAAACCAAGAAACGTGTGGGGCGTGCTCTTACCCCGCCGCTCCCGCCGTGCGTTGAACGGTGATGCTGGAAACGGATGGGGTAGTTCCGGGGACAAGGGTGTTTTGACGGTTGGATGTGTCGAACGATACAAAGTATATCGTGTAGGTGACCGGGGATTCGGGGACGGTTACGGGGACGCTGACGTAGGTGTTGCCAGGACGAGGGACATGAGCCAGCGTGAGATCGGAACCAGAACTTGGGCGGGCGATGACACGAGTTCCGCCGTATGCATAATCTCCGATAAGTGCGGTAAATCCCCCGGTAATCCGCGCCATAAGCGCACCCTGCTCATCGGTATAGTACTCAACGGAAGCTGTAGGGGACGTAATGTGAGCAGAATACTCATACCCGGAACTTCCGGAGGGCTCTTGGGGGTTGATAAACCGCTTTGGATTGCCTCCCCAAGCCGTAGTCTGGGGCGTCTCCTGGAAGGTTTGGTTGACACACACGAGGTACAGCGCATAGTAGGGGAACGAGTCTCCGGCCCCAAGCACCCTCCAACCAATCTCGGTAACCGACACTACTCCCGGAGCTGCGCGCTGAGCCACCTCACGATACGCCCCCTCCCAATCGGACGCCGGCGTACCTCCGGCATCCTCCTTACGCGCATACAGCTTGGTCGTAAAAAAGTTAGGGTTCGTGGCGGTGTCTGGATTTGTCCATTGAACTGTAAACCCCCATATCCACTGACCGTCTGAATTTTTCGCGTAAGAGGTAGCCCCTACCTGCACCGCATCCGTAATTGCATTGGAGGCCACGGCAGCGCCGGCCGTAATTGTGAATGCCGCCGATACCACGGCTGCGCCTGGATCGTTCCACCCGTATTGATTGGCCGTAATGACCTTGAGCTTGGCTGTGGTGACGGTGGTTTCAGGTGCCGCCCACCAGAAATCCACGGTGGCCATCGCCTCATCGTTCACAGCGAACTCCCACGTAGAGCCGTTGTCCAACGATAACCAAATGGTTACGATGGTGGCCGTCGATCCGAGGGGGTAGGTTATGGTCGCCCGCAGTTTGACGCGGAGTTGTTGAGTGGTGGCGTCCTGCCCGGATGCCACATGCGACCCCACCACGGTAGTAGGCAGGGCCGGTACTGTCCCCGCCACTGGTTGTGGGGAGATAAGAGCGGTAGCATGAGCGGCGCCGGATGGGGTGATGATGTCAAAAGCAGAGGGGTTCTTGGTTTGGTTCCGCCCCACACTCACTGCGTAAAAATCCCAGGTTTCGTCAGTGCCGGGAGGGGTGGGAGGGAATCCACCACCGACGTTGAACTGGATGGGGGAGCCATCGGATTCCCCTAACTGCCCCTCCCAATATGGGGTCTTCATCCAGATTTCGCTATACCAAAAGTTGGGGTCGGCAGAGGGTGGGGTGAGCGTAGGCTCTACGACAAGCACGCTGCCGTCATCGCTGTAGTTGGCGGCGATGGAAAACCCGGTCACAAGACCCACAGTGGATGATAGCGCCGTGATGATGCGCTTCGGCGTCGTGGCTGTATCGAGTGGCTTGCGGAAGGTCGCAGACCAGCTCGCGAGATACAGATCCCACGATTGCCCAGAGCTACTTGCCAATGGCACATAGGCAATGAACGTTCCGTGCCGTGCTGCTCCCACTCCGCCCTCGTCGCCGTTGTATGGTGGCGACATCACCTCCCACGTTTCCCCGCTGGGGAGAACAACGTATAGCGTCACGCCAGCGAGAGTCCCAATGGGGTCCGGGACGTCGTACTCAATCGAGAATGCCTGCAGCGGAACGCCAGCACCATAAGAATAGTCGAGCGCAACGGCCACATCGAAAGCATTGGCACCAATGGCAACCACGTTTCCGGGCTCAACCTCCGCTCCACCTCCACCTTCAGCGGTGCTGATCGTTGCGCCGCCCGCTCCGCTTCCACCACCGAGTAGAGCACGGAATAGCGACAGCGCATCTCCCAGCCGCGTTGTGCTGATTGCCCGCACCCGGTAGCGAAGATTGGCATCGGAATCAAGCGTTGCCTCAACCGTGTCGATCAAGAAGTCTTGGTTGATATCGTGGATCGTCAGGTTGATGCTTTGCACCTGACCTGGCAGAACGCGCGAGCGCGTGTAGTACTCGACTTCAACCGGATTCGTCAGGAGCGAAGCGAGCAATGAAGCGGCTGAGGCGTCCCCGCCATCGGCACTGAGAATCGACGTGTCCTGCTGTACCGCCTCATAGATGCCGGACGTCCCGGTCTCGACAGCGGCGACTGCGGATTGGTCGCCTGTGTCTTCTGCCGTGCGGGCATCAAATCCTTCAGCCCGGTAGAACACGGAAAGCGTGTCGGAGCCTGTAAGCGTTGTCCCGCCGCCATCTTGGATGATCCACTGACTTCCAGGGGTGTAGTACCATGCCTTGTCCGTATCAACCCCATATATGCCGATCTCCTGCGGAGTGGCGTTGAGATTGATCGACGTCATCGACTTGATAACGGTCGCAACGCGGAAGAGGCGTTTCGCACCATCGCCAGTGAAATTCACCAGCGTGTCGGAAAAGGCTTCCTCTGCGATCCGCACATATACCCTGTTGGCTTTCTGCTCGCGGGTGTGGCGGAATTGGAGTCCGTTGAAAAGCACTTCGCTCGAAGAGTCCGTGATATCGAACGGTGCCGTGAACTCATCACCCGGCACGAAGTTTAACTCCAGCCCATCGGGACTGACGAACCACACGAAGCCACTTCGTGCCGCAAGGCGTGACAGCATCTCCGCCACGTTTGCCCACACGAATGGAGAACCGGGTTCCCACACTGCACCTGGGCGCACGGTTCCAATGCTCAGCCCCTCCGCGCCTCCGTAGACGGTGGCGAGGTTCGAGAATACCGCCCCGCAATACCACGCGAGGTAATGTAGTCCTGTCCCATCATCCGTCAAGTTGATGGCCGACCCACCGGGGGTCAACGAGAGTTGCAACGTCGTCGAAGTGCGATTGACAACATAGTAGACGGTGTTCGCATCCAGCGGAGCCGGGAGCGTGTCGCTTGTTCGCACGGCAACCGGGTAGCCATTCTGAAATGGATTGTCGCCGCTCGTCAGTGTGAACAGATCAGAGATTGCATTCGTCGTGAAGAACTGGTGCCCGTATGCCAGAGCATTGATGACCCGCTTTGCAAGCCGAAGCTCGTATCCGACCAACGTCAGATCGTAATACAGTACCGTTGCGCCGCGCCAACTATCGCGGTGCTCGTCAATGGAGCCACCCCATATCGGTGTGGAGCCGTCTTTGACTACGGCCTGATGGCCAAGCGTGGGACGATACAATCCACTTGCGGTATCGAAGATTCTGACTCGCCCGGTGGCTTGCGCACCAAGTTTCCACTCGACACGAAAGTCGTCAAACTTCGTGATAGAGGTTTTGTTCACCCCGCCGAGTTCAACAGTTAAAGCCATTACGCTGTGGCGAAGCGCCGCTCCTGAGATCGCAGAAGCCTTGCGAAAGCCTCCATCTGCTGTTGTGTTGTCCCGGCGGGCATGTGGAAATTGGCTGTTTGGACGATGATCTGTGTACCAGATCCGTTCCCGAAAGACACCTGAGACAAGCCCTCATATATTTTCTGCAACCGCTCCGAAATACCGTGCAGCACAGTGGTGTTCTCCAGATACGGCAGCCACTGATTTAGCGTGTTCTGAATGCTGACCGTCTGCGATGCAATCTCGCGGTTGCTTACTTCGATGCGGCCGATATCCTGCTCCATGCGCCGCCCTTGGAAAAACTGAAGGCCAGCGAATACCGCCGTCGCCGCATTGGAGAACGCATTCACCGCACCCAGTGCTCCTGATAGTGATGAACCTATAATCCCGCTGGAAGTATTGACGGCATTTTGCGCCGCGTTGGAAGCATTCGACGCCGCGTTGCTTGCTCCACCAAAGACCTTGCGGAGCATGTCTCCCACTCCGCCCAATTTCCCGATCAACTGGTCCAGACCTCCCAACAATGCCTTTACACCCTTCTCCACGCCGTTGCGGATCAACGCGGAGGCTATCTCGTTGCCGAGATCAGCGAACACGCCACCGAGGCTCTTTGCCCCACGAATGGCATCATCTACACCTCTGCCAAAGTCGTTCAGAACAAGCGAAGCCTGCCTCCCAAACTCGCTTACTGACTTCGTTGCCGGTTTCGCGATGTCGCCGAACGCGGCAATGTCACCCGGTTTCGTATCGCGCACCGACTGCTCAAGCGACCGCTGCACATCGATAGCGACATCAGCCGCACGCGATGCCGTACCTGCCTGTTTTGATAGCGCCTCAGTGAAGCGCAGAACGCGCTCCTCAAGAGATTTGAGACTGTCATTGTATTTGGATGAGCCGTCGATAAGGCGCGCGAATCCATCGACCGAACCGGCTAATTGCGGGCCTTCCAGGAGGAACGTGCCTGTACTTGCGAATAGGGATTGTTGAGCAGCGGATACTTTCTGCAACTCCAGCAGTTCACTGCGGAGCTTATCAGACTCCTTCGCAATCTGCGCGATGCTCGCGGCGAACAGTTCGTTGTCTTTCGACTTCGCCGCAAAGTCGATGGCGTCGTACAACGTCTTGGTCTGCTCTACGTGCCCATTCAGAGCCTGCTGTGCATTTTTCACGCGCTCCGTGGCATTCGCTAGATCCTGTTGGCTTGCCGCACCGGAAGCTACTGCTTGGCGGATTGTGGATAGCGCCGACTGTGCGCCTTCCAGTTCTTTACGAAGGTCGGCGGTTGATTTGATCCCCAGGTTTTTGAATGCGGCAGAAAGCGCCTGCTGGCTTACCGTGGCTTGGCCTGCGAGATCCGAAAATACGCTGTTTGCCAGTTGCCCGATGCGGTCGAGACCTCCCACTGAGGCAATAGCGGCCTGCGAGTTTTCCCGAAGCCGGTCATTGAGGCGCTTCATCGCCTCTGCTCCTGTGTCAACCTTGTTACTGAAATCGTTCAGCTTGTCGAGCGCGAAGAACGCGGCAAGCCCCGCACCACCAGCAGCCGCTCCCGCGCCGGTCAACAGCCTAGTGAGAATCGGCGAGCCAGATATGATCGAGGCAAGGCGAAGCAGAACGACTTGCAGTTTGCCAAGATTGGCGACAACCGTCAGAATGGGACCAGCGGCAAGCCCGATTCCGAGCAATCCGAGCGTAGCGGTCTGAATCGGCTGCGGAAGATTCGCGAACGCATCTCCGACTTGGCCCAGTTTCCCGATCAGAGGATCGAGGCCATTGATCGCGGCTGTTACCGCTGGCGCGACGGCGTTGCCCAACTTCGCAAGTGCAACCTCGGCACGGTCGCGCAGGTTCTCGAAGTCGTTGCGAAGCCCGCCAGTGACAGGCGGGAGTTTCTCGAACTCCGTCACTATTTTTTCGATGATCTGTTCTGAAGTGAATCCGAGTTTCTGAATTTCCTCCGTGCTCGCAGTGCCGAAGGCGGCCTTGAGCGCTTGCCTAATCTGAGGGAGGCGTTCCGCAAGTTGGTTCAGATCTTCCGCCATTAGGGACGGCTTGTTCACGATCTGCGAGAGCGCCCGATTGACACCGTCGAGTTCCGCTTTGCCGCGTCCAACGGTCGCTAGGGCGTTCCCGAATGCTTTGAGAGAGCGCTCTGCCAACTGAGCGGAGAATCCAGCCGCCTGGAGATTGATTGACCCCTGTATGGCCTCTTTGAAGCCGAGACCGGGGAGTTTTGCAACCTCCTTCAGCCGGTCCATCTGTACGGCTGCTTTCTGCGCCGATCCTGTGACCGCGATGAGCCCGCGATCCAGAGAATCGAAGTCGGCGGCCTGCTTCAGTGCCACGCCGCCCAGCGCAGCCAGGGGCAACGTTACCGCGCGATTGAGCACACTTCCGGCAGACTCCAGCCGCTCGATCATAGAGACGGCGGATTTCTGAGCGGCATTGAGCCCGCGCTGGAAGTCGCTGCTTTCTGCCGTGATCTTGACGATCAGCTGTGCTAGGCTTGCCATCTATCCTTCACGCGCCTTACGTTCCAACTCGTCAACCTCTTCCTTGCTCAGCGTGCGCCATCCCTCAGGGTTGATGATGTGCTCCGAATCGAACATGTAATCTGAGATCTTTCCGCCGCCCATCGCCGCTATCAAATGCGCCCAGCGAAGATCGGCCATGAAGCGCTGCTCCCAGTGCTCCTTTAGCAACGCATCGAAATCAGCAGGGGGAAGCTGCTCAACCTCGGATGGGGTTAAGCCTAGACGGATTCGGCAGAAGGCCCGGAAACCGGGCTCTCCGCCAAAGGGCTTGCGCCCGCAGCCACAAGCGATTCAACCGATACGTCTTGCCCCGCAGCGATAGATGCGAGAAAGCGCACGGCTTCTACGGCCTGATGTGCCGGGATCAGATCCTCTACCATCTCTGGCTTCAGATCCGGGTCATCTTTGCGAAATAGGATGCAAAGGGCCTTGGGGAAAAATTCCTCTTTTTCAAGCCCTTTCAGCCAATTGGAGTTTTGAAAGACGTTGAGGCCTGCAGCAGCGCACAGTTCCCGCATCTCTCGGAGATTGTAGGTTGCTGTGCGCTGGCGGTCTGAGAAAAAAGTAGCAGTGAGGTTCATTAGGGTGTTCCTTCGCGCGGTTGTGCTCGGATTACGAGCCAGCGGTATCGGTCGGCGAGCCGGAGAGTTTCACGACACAGGTTGCTTTGAGCGCGTCTTTGGAGGCAGCCTGCACGTCGAATTTAGAAATGCTTCCTCCGATCCACTCGCGAGTAGACGGAGTAGTGGCATCGGCGAACGTGAACTTGAAGTCGCCGATCTTGCCCGTCCCGGTTGCGGTGGCAGCCTCGCGCAACGCAATGTGGACGGTGTCCTTCGGATCGTAGGCGAGTTCAATCGTCAGTGATCCGGGTTTGGCGAATCCTGTCAGCGTCACTTCCGACGCATTGTTGATGGCCGTCACGTCGATAACATCGGCTTCTTCCGCCGATTCGGATGCGCTGAGCACGCCACCGATTGTCGTATAGCTTGTGACTCCTGACGCCTGCTTGAATTGCAGCGTCGTGCCTTGAATGGAACTGGGCGCGTAAGGCATGGTTTAGTTCTCCTCAAATAGAAATTGCAATTTCGAATTCGGCCACCGCGAGAAACACTCCCGCCTCGGCCAGTTCTGGAACCTCTTCGTCGCGGGCATCCGCTACCACGCAATGAAGGACATTTACTCCGCCTAATCCGCCCATCACTCCGCGAAAGTTTCGCAGTGCCGTGATGGTGGCTTCGGCCAATGCCTGCGAATCGTCGTACTCCTCCGCCAGCGATAGGCAGATGAGAGTACGGCGCGAAAATCCCCTACCGCCCATATCCAGCTCATCCGCTAGACCGGCGAAAAAGTGCAGCAACATCGGGCTCTTGGAATCGACAGCCGACGCAGGCTGGCGGACCGGATAGACGCGCGCGCCCGCAATAGCCGCCACTCCAGCGTTGGCTTTCAGGTGGATGTTTACCGCTGTGCCGAGTGTCATAATCCGGGCGGACTAAACGGAAGTTCTTGGTTGGGCTTGTTGCGCTTCAGGATCTTTTTCTTGATCGCGTCGATAGCCACACTCAGCGCGGCGCTATCGCTTCGTTCGACGGCACGTTTGAAGTAGGGATTTGGTCGCATGGCCGATACGCGTTTTGCGAACACGGTATAGCTGACGCCGATGCCGAACCCAAGAGCTCCCTCGAATTTCATGTACTGTCGTTTCTTCGGGCGGCGCGACTTCGTACCGAATTCGACGAGATGCCCATGCGGAGCCTTTACCCGGCCTGACAACACGTTTACGCGCGTCCATGCGGCTGGCTCTGCACGCTTCCCGCGCCGCTTGCTGGCGAAGCTGACAATGGCTCTGCGAAGCGTCCCTTGATGCGATGGTGCTTCCCCTCTGGCCTTGTCCCGGATCAATGCCGCTGCGCGCTGAAATCCCGTGCGCACATCGGCTGATTGGAGATCGCCAGCAAGCCCTTGCAGCGCGGCATTCAGTTGATCCTTGCCGATTACAATGATGCCCATTACGATCCTTGCCTCAATCCGCGGACGCAGGTCAATACAATTTCTTCGCTGTCGGCAGGGGCCTTTCCATCCGTCGTGTCCACTACCGTGATGTCCCACTTACGCCCGTCTGAATGCAGGACGCGATGTTTCTGTGTTACCGCGAGGTGACCGCCACGGAGCCGGATTACTGAATCGACCTCGGGATTAATGCCGCGCGCCCGGTACGTTTCACGGCCACCGGAAGCCTCGATATGCGCCCACCTGGCTCCGATCAGTACAGGGGTATTCCAGTCCTGCACCACGGCACCCGAGGTGGTTGTGGTTTCCGTCGCCGCCTGTATGGTGACGCGGTGCCGAAAATCTCCCGCTGGCGTCATGGTTCGATTCTGTGCCGTTGCGTTGCCCATCGCCACACACGATCTGAGCCGATCAGTTGATTTTTCCGCGAATTCACTTCCGCCATACCGTCCCGATCCGCATACAGATCACCAATCTTGACCTTGATAGCAGCTGTTATGTCTTGCGGGATGGCGTCGGCTGTGGCATCCCCAGCCTTGAATCGGACGCGGATGGGCGAACCAACCTGAAGCGTTACCGAAGGCCATGTCATCCCATTTTTCAAGTACACGCGCGGCTTGCGGTGCGACTGAGCGGACAGCAGGTATACCGACGAGGAAAGCGTCTGCTCGACCCCATCCTCGCCCGTGTACTTGATGCTCAAGATGGACGTGACGGGGTACCGGCAGAGTTCGAAGTATCCGATTGGCCAGTTCTCGAATCCCTGCTCCCAGGTCGAATCCAGAAGGATTCTGCCAGAGTCCTCTTCCCATGCCGTCTGCGCCGCCTTTATCAGATCGGCGATGAAATCGTTTTCCTCAGTGTGATCGACTTTGAGATGCTTCTTGACCTTCTCGTCTGAAATCGCGTTCGCCGCGGCGGCTGTAATCAGGTAGGGTTTCACCGGGAATATTTGCAGCGGAATGTAAGCGCGTTGTCTACGTTGGAAACAAAGGTAAAGCCGTCGATCATCTTCATGCCTGTTCCGTAATTGCGATGGAATTCCACACCAGAGTCAATAGGAACGTCTTGCAGAATGGGAATAGGAGTCCCTTGCCGGTCGGTAACGGTTACGGTAGCTGAAGTGCCAGTTTTGTTCGTGATGTGCATCTCCTGAATCCAACAGGTCTGCGTTGTCTCCGTGACGGCGGAATTCGGGATGAGGCGCGGTTCCACCTCGCGATGCTCGCTAAATTGGATTTTTGCTTTCGGCATTGTGTCCTCGTTTTTCAAGGGAGGGTGCCGTCATCGGGTACCCTCCCTTATGGGCGGTGGTTCCGGTATCGTCCATCTCGGGAAAGATATCGTACTGGCTGTCAAGGATGGTCGGAGCGAGTCCACGCGTGATGTTGCTGGCGCTCGCGGGCACACCGGCCGGGGTCCAGATGTACTCGTTGTTCACCTTCAGTTTGCGGATCTTGCGCAACGTGACGCGATTGAAGCCGAAGCGCGCGTTGGCCTGATAAGCGCCCTTGAGCCCGTACTTCAAGTCGATCAGGTCGTCGGCGTCGAAGTCGCCATTGCTGCCGCTATTCACGGTCGTGGCTTGCGTATCGCTCACAATGCCCCAAGGCTTTCCGACTCCGTTGCCGGTGATGAACGCCGACGCCTCCGCAACCGCGAATTGCTCGGCAATCTCCATCTGGATTTCATTCTCGATGTTAAATTCCGTATCTTCGAGCATGAAATTGGTCACATCCACCACGGCCACGAGTTCCTGGGTGGGAATGTCGTGCAAGCCGTAGCGAAGCCCATCGGTTTCGGTGCGGGTGGAAAGTTCCGACGCCCATACGGCGGCGAACTGTGCGGTGCGGCGAGGAATTTGCACGCTGTTCTTGCGGGTGGCGCGCACGGCGGCGAGAGAGCGGAACGGAGCGAATTCCGTTTCGTTCTTGATGATCTCGTTGACGAATTCCTTGTCAGCGAGGTAGCCGCCCTTCGTGTTGTCGCCAACTTGCAGGCCGCGCACTTCACCGTTGAGGATGTAGTTGCGGAAGGCCGATTGCCCCTGCTTTTCCGGCGTGTCCGGCTTCACTGGATCGGTTACGGGAGTCGATCTGATTCTCTCCTCCCGAGTCTTTGCGACCTGTTGGCGCGTTTCGAACTTCGTTGCAGCATCAATCTGCTTTTCGATTTCGTCGATGTCCTTGGCCCGCTTTTCGTACAGCTCTTTTTCAGTCGGGTCAAGGTCAAGTTTCTCCGGGGTCCCAGCGGACTCCAGACGGGTCAACTGGGCGCGCTCTTCCATTGCGAGGGTATCCAGCGCTGCCAGCAACTCTTTACGTGTTTTCATGCAAGCCTCCTTGCTTGTGATCTGGCACGCGCGAAGTGAAACCTCGCGACGGCCTTTGACTTGGCCTCTTCGAGCGCGCGCTCGTCTTTGGCCAGGAAATTTTTGTAGGAATCGACCGCCGCGCGCGCCTCAACTTCGGTACCGCCATAGGCTGCGAGCGCAACCGGCGAAACCTCGAACAGGTCGATATCGGTGAGGGTGCGGACAGGACGGCCATCCACTTTCTTGAGCCACTCCTCGCCCCGCACACTGAATCCGAAGCTCATCTTGCGTACCAATTTCTGCCGTACTGCGGTAACGGCATCTTTGGCCCATGACATCGACTGATCGACGTCCATGGAGAACGTCAACCCTTCGGCATCCTCCGCGAGTTCCAGCGATCCGGCATCGCGCGAGGCAAGCGGCTTACTGAAATCGTGAGACCAGAGCGCCAATACATCATGCTCGCGCTCTGTCAGCGACCGCGCGAATGCACCCGGTTTGATTTCCTCGAAGTACTCATCCCCCCAGACGGATCGGATCGGATATGAGAGTTCACCGAAGACCGCCGCGTACCCGGACAGGTGGCCCTCGGCTTCGTTGTCTTTCTTTCGCAATTCCAGCGTAAAACTACGCCGCTCGATCTGCATTTTGGCCTCCTGTTTCTTCTTCTTTGCCTGCATCGGTGATAGGCACCATCGCGCCCTGGATCATCAACTGGTTACCATCCGGGTGAGGGTTCAATCCCACACGCCTGCGGCCTTCGTTTGCAGTCATGACGCCCGATGTTGTGAGTTTCCCAACGCCATCCGCGGTCGATTCGTAATCGGCCTGATAAAGCGGCGTGAGATCAAATCGCGCACAGTAACGGTCACCTTCACGCGGGCCAAAGAGGCTCATATCAAGCCGCTGCTCAATTGCGCGCGCCAGCGGACGGCAGGTGAAATTCACATACTCAATTCCCTGATGTTCGATGTTGTTGTTGGTCGAGCGCTCAAGATCACCGATCAGGTGTGGCTGAATGCCGATGATTCGAGCAATGTCCCGCAGTTGGTGGATGCGCGTTTCCTTCAACTGCACTTCCTCGAATTTCACGTTCAAGGTTTGCAACTTGGTCCCAGCATCGGTGAACGGTGTCTTTCCGTCTTTCAATGCACGGTGCAGCGAATCGACGATTTCTTTTTTCTTGTCCGGACTGACAGTCTGATCGGTTTCCAGTTTCAGTTGCTGCACGCCGCCACTGCTGAAGAATTGCTGTGCGAATTGCTCGGCACTGACGGACAGATTAACTGCGCGGCGCGCATGCTCAAATAGCGACTGGCCCTCGAACAGCCATGGAATGTGCAGCATTTCCTGCGCCTGAATGATCCTCTCCGATTGGTTCTCGTCCTTGACGCGGTAGATCTTGTCGCGCCCGGAACCTTCGGACTTTACGCGCATCGGGTGAATCGGCACTAACGCGAGAACGTCACGCTTTAGGTTCATCACGATCTGATCGTAGGAATGACCGAACAAAATCATCCTGACTATCATGTCCTTGCGCCATTCCGTGCTAGTGAGGTCTTCGTTCGTCCGCAGATTGATGACGTCGTGAACAGGATGGTTCTCCGCTGGCTCAATCCCTCCAGGCACTTTCTTGTATGCTCCGAGGTCAACACTGGATAGCGAGGTACTCAGAATGCGGATGCATGCAACAAGCGCGGAGCATTGCAGTGCCGATATCGGACTGTCGATGATGCCGGTGCCGATCATCCGGCCAAGCACGACTTCCTGCCACTCAGGAGGGATACCAACAGCCCGCTTCTGAAGGCCGAAGGCTCCCAGTAGTCGGTTAAAAAAATCC